TGCTACAATCTTTGAAGCTGCAATTACTTCTAAAGTAAAAGCAGAACAAGAGAGATTACAGTCTGAATATGATACTAAATTTGAAGAAGAAATCTCAAAATCTAAATCTGAACTAACTGAAAAGGTTGATTCATACTTGAACTATGTGGTTCAAGAATGGATGAATGAAAACAAGTTAGCACTAGAAAGAGGAATCAAGGGCGAAATCGCTGAGGACTTCATCGGTGGACTCAAAAAATTATTTGAAGACCACTACATTGATGTGCCAGATGAGAAATATGATGTTCTTGAAGACCAAGCTAGTAAGATTGAAGAAATAGAGAAAAAACTTAACGAAGAAATAGAGAAAAATATTGAAATGAATAAAGTTAATGGTTCTTATAAAAGACAAGAAATCATTGATGAAAATTCTAAAGACTTAGCTGATACAGCTAAAGAAAAATTCGACAGTCTCGTAGAAGGCGTTGAGTATTCTTCTGAAGAAGATTTTGCAAAAAAAGTAGAAACCATTAAGGAATCTTACTTTGGGCAAAAAGCTGAGAAGTCTGCTGATTCAGTAGACATAGATGATGTTGCGGTGGGCGATGAAACTTCTAACGAAGATTTATCGAATGCTATGGCTGCATATACCAACGCAATTAGTAAAACAAAAGATATTAAAATATCTAAGTAACTAAACAAAGGAGAGAAGAAGATATGTACTTATCGGAAACTTATGAAAAGAAATGGCAGCCAGTTTTAGACCATCCGGAACTTCCAGAAGTAAAGGATAGTTACAAGCGTGCCGTAACTTCGGTCATCTTAGAGAACCAAGAAAGGGCTCTTAAAGAAGACCAAGCGTTTCTTGCTGAAACACCTACCAATAATACTGGTGCTGGTGTAAGTAATTGGGACCCAATCCTAATTTCTTTAGTAAGAAGAGCTATGCCAAATCTTATTGCTTATGATATCTGTGGCGTACAACCAATGACAGGTCCTACAGGACTTATCTTTGCTATGCGTTCTAGATATACTAACATGAGTGGCACAGAGGCTTTATTTGATGAAGCTGATACAGACTTTTCTGGTCGTAATGCGGCTGGTTCTGCTGTTGATGGTTTTTCAACTGCAGCTCATAGTGGGACAAACCCTGCATTGTTAAATGATTCACCTGCTGGTACACACACAACTGGTACTGCAATGTCTACAGCTGCGGCTGAAAGTCTAGGTGAAGATTCAGGTAATGCGTTTGCTGAAATGGCGTTCAGTATTGAGAAATCAACTGTAACTGCTAAATCAAGAGCGTTAAAAGCTGAATACACAATGGAACTTGCTCAAGACCTTAAAGCGATTCATGGACTTGACGCTGAAACTGAACTTGCTAATATCTTATCAAGTGAAATTTTAGCTGAGATTAACCGTGAAGTAGTTAGAACTATCTATGCTAACGCTGAGAAAGGTGCTTCTGCAAACACAGGTACAGTAAACACAACTACTGAAGGCATATTTGACCTTGATACAGATTCTAACGGTCGTTGGAGTGTTGAAAGATTCAAAGGTCTTATGTTCCAAGTAGAAAGAGAAGCTAATGCTATTGCACAAAGAACTCGTAGAGGGAAAGGTAATATGATAATCTGTTCATCTGATGTTGCTTCGGCACTTCAAATGGCTGGTGTATTAGATTACGCTCCTGCGTTAAACAACAATCTAAATGTTGATGACACAGGTAATACTTTTGCTGGTGTTCTGAATGGTAAATATAAAGTTTATATTGACCCATATTCTGCAAATAACACTGCTAAACAATACTTTGTAGTAGGTTACAAAGGTTCTTCACCATATGATAGTGGAATGTTCTACTGTCCGTATGTACCACTACAAATGGTCCGTGCTGTTGGTCAAGATACTTTCCAACCAAAAATTGGGTTTAAAACCAGATATGGTTTACAAGCTAACCCATTTGCTGAAGCTGGAACAGGGGACGCTGCCGTTATAAACGGAAGTGGTTCTGCAAACGCTAACAGATACTACCGTAGAG